TAATAGTGATGTTGTTGCTGATTTATATTATTATGATACTAATATACAATCAGTTATAGCTAAACCTCAACAAGCTTTTGATATGCCCCCGCAATCTTCTGCAGATCAACCCACTACTACTGGCACACAAACTATATAATGTTAGGTATAGGTCCACAACATAGTTTTACTTATGACGGTGCACAGTTAAATGTGTATCACGCAGCTAAAGGCGAAGGATTACCTAGACACAGCCACAGCTTTAGCCATGCTACAATATGTCACAACGGATCTTGCGTTATAAGACTAGAAGGCCGTGAAAAAGTTATAGATAAACATAGTGGTGCTTTTAATTTACCTGGTGGTGAATGGCATGAGATTGAAGCATTAGAAGACGACACAGTTTTTGTCAATGTCTTCGCAGAAGGAAAATATTAATTTAAAGGAGTAAAACATGGCAATTATATTAAACGGAACAACAGGAACTGTAGAAGCTTCATGGACAACGGCTACTCGTCCAGCTTCACCTGTCGCAGGGCAAATGGGGTTTAATACTACTATCAGTGCCATGGAAACTTATACAGGATCAGCTTGGGTAACTTCAGATCTTCCAGCACCAGGAACAACAGGTAACGTATTAACATCAAATGGTACTTCATGGACATCTGCTGCCGCAGCAGCTTTTGACGCGGGTACTAGAATGGCTTTCCAACAAACAGCAGCACCAACAGGTTGGACTAAAGATACAACAGCTGCACTTAATGATTCTATTTTTAGAATTGTAGTAGGCACTGCATCAAGTGGTGGTGCAACAGCATTTAGTTCATGGGCCGCTGTAACATCAACAAGTTCATATACACTTGCTTCAGCAGATATTCCAAGCCATACTCATACATATACAACTGTATCAACAACTGGAAGTGCCTCAGGTAAAGGCACTTCCTATTATCGTGCAACAACTTCAGCCACAACAGATGGCGGTACAGGTGGAGGCGGAGGACACTCACATGGGGTATCTTCACAGAATTTAAAATATTACGACTTTATTATAGCAAGTAAAAATTAAGGATTAAAATATGAAATTATCAATTATACCAAGTGATAAAGCAGTTTATAAAGATGGCTTATGTTATTTAGATTTAGATTTATCTTCAGTTAATATCCCTGTTGATATTCATGCTTTACAATGGGATAACAACGCTGGACATATTGAATATAAAAACAATGTTAAACTTGCTGAAGCTATAGATACATTACCATCTTGGGCTAATGAAGCTTATAAAATTTGGGTTAATGCAGATACCAAAGCTAAAGCTGCAGCGGCTTTATTAGAACAAGAAAATCCTGTAATCCCTGCAACATTAACAGACTCTCAAAAACTAGATCTAATTAAAATAGATAGAAATGCTAGATTAGCTGCTTGTGATTGGACACAATTATCAGACGTACCCAACACAGTAAACAAAGAAGCTTGGGCAACTTATAGACAAGCATTAAGAGATTTTCCAAATAACCCATCGTTGAATGTAGATAGCCCAGTGTGGCCAGCACCTCCAACAATGTAATGTTACAAGAAGATTGTTTTTATGAAGCGCCTAATAAGTCTTTAATATATAAACAAATAATAGATATAGCTAGTAATAATGAACCGTGGGGCCTATATTATAATTTTTTAACTAAAGTTGTAGGCCAAGAAATTATAGAGCAAGACAAGTTTTTAAAAGACCTACACATGGCTCATAACTTTACTGCTTTAGTTTTTAAAATAATGCCTCATAGTGTTTATAATTGGCATGTTGATACAAAAAGATTATGTAGTTTAAATATGTTATTAAATACAGAAGATATAAGTCATTGTTTGTTTTCAAACGCTTATAATAGTATTACTTTTGATGTTTTAGAGTTAAAATATAAACCAGAGACTTACTATGCTTTTAATACTAAAGAACCGCATAGTGTTATTAATTTAGATAAACCTAGATATGTATTTAGTTTAGAATTCAATGATAGTTCTTTTACATATAAAGATTTAGTAAGTTATATTAAAAATGATTTACTCAATAAAAGCTGAAACACAAGAAGAAAAAGAAAAAGTATATAAAGCATTACCAAGCCTTAGACCTAATAGTTGTTTATGTATTTATGGGTATTGGAAAGATGGTAAATGTGTAGGGGCATCATGGTTAGATTTAAATTATCCGCACTATTTAAGTATGGAATACTATGATAAATCACCTAGTATAGTTAAAGCGATTGCAGATTCATTTAAAGAGCTATTTAAAATAAAACATTGTCTAACAGCTAAAGTAAATAATGATAATTTTAAATCGTTAAAAATGGTTAAACAACTTGGATTTTATATAGTGTACCAAACAGACGAATACCATTTAGTTGAAATAACTAAAGATACTTGGAATTTTAAAAATAGATACCCATTATGATAACAATAGATTTTATATGTTTTGAAAAGTTGTTTGAAGTTCATGCTGAAATATTTAAAATTAGAAATATTGATAATAACTTATTAAAAACTGAAGTGCTAGAACAACAAGTACGAGTAACAAATAATTCGTCGATGTCTTTTTTTGAAGATACTATATTTCAACCTAAACAGAATAGTGAAGGTGAAAAGTTAATTAATAAAATTAATGAGTTTGCTATAGAAAAAGGATTAGTAATAGATAATTATTGGTCGCATGTTCATCAGCCATTAGAAAGTGCAGGATTACATAATCATATACCATCTATATTATCTTTTTGCTATTATGTATGTGTTCCTATAGATTCTGGAAGTATTAGTTTTGAATTTGAAAATGGTGAAGCGCATACTTTATACCCACAAGAGTCACACTTTTTTGTATTTCCATCTTGGGTAAAACATAAAGTAAATAAAAATTTAAGTAATTCTGTAAGAATAAGTATTGCTGGAAACTTTAAAAAGGCTTTATAAATATGGCTAAAGATGCAAAGATTATATGCCCTTTAATGGGTGGTGAACCTTGTGTAGAAGACGGCTCAATAAGAAATGGTGAGTTAGTAAGTTGTAGGTTTTGGGTTTATGTGCATGGTAAAAATCCTCAAACAGGAGAAGATGTGCGAAATGGTGACTGTGCTATGGCTTGGACACCTATGTTATTAATTGAAAATAGCAAAGTAAATAGAGAAACAGGCGCTGCAGTAGAATCATTCAGAAATGAAATGGTAAAATCTAATGAAGCAAGCCAACAACTTCTATTACAAACAGCTAAATTAACTACTCCTCCAAATAATTTAATAGAGGTAAAAGAAGAATAAAAATGGATTTTAATAAAATAGCACCTATGTTGTTCCCTGTAATGGTTTCAGCTATTGCATGGATATTATCGTCTTTATCTGGTATGCAAGCTGACCTTATAGATATTAAATCAAAGATGCCTGCGCTTATTACCCAACAAGGTGTTCCCACAGATAGTCCTATATCAGCAGAAGCAAGGGCTAGAATGAAAGAAGAATTAAAAGGTCAAATAGCAGAACTATCTATTCGTGTAAGACTTATTGAAGAACATGAAAAACTAAGGGGAAATAAATAATGTTTAGTATACTAAGTTCTATATTAGGTTTTGCAACTGCAGGTTTACCTAGCATACTAGGATTTTTTCAACAAAAAGGAGATCAAGCGCATGAACGTGAAATGGCAAGATTACAAAACGAGCAAGCTATGGCTATGGCTCAACAAGGTTTTCAATCACAAGAAAAAGTAGCAGCAATTAATTTGGAGGGTACTTATGCAGAAACCTTTACGCAAGAACGTCAAGCACTTTATGAGCACGATGCAAAACTTGTACACGATGCAGCGCCCTGGGTTAGAACTCTTAATGCAAGTGTCCGCCCTATTGTTGCTTTCACTTTTGTAGCACTACTTTTATTTGTAGATATTGGTGGATTTATTTGGGCAGTAAAAACTGCAGGGTTTAGCCGCGATGCTATGGATGTTATATTCTCATCTGATGAAATGGCAATTGTAGGTTCTATTATCGGATTCTACTTTGGTGCTAGGACTTGGGAAAAGAAATAAGTGAATGTATCAAAAGCTGGCATCGCTCTTATCAAACATCACGAGGGTGTGCGTAGTCGTCCCTATCGTTGCCCTGCAAACTTGTGGACTGTTGGTGTGGGTCACCTTATCGGGGATGGCAAATTGTTGCCTGATTCTTATAACAGAACTTTTACGGAAGAAGAAATAGATGGACTTCTTAAATCCGACTTACGTCGCTTCGAGCTGGGAATATCTAAGATGTTACCTAACGTGCCTCTTCGACAATGTGAGTTTGACTGCCTTGTATCTTTTGCCTTTAATCTTGGCTTGGGTACATTTCAGCGATCAACACTCCGTCAAGCGCTTCTTCGCAATAATAAAAAAGCGGCTATGGAATCGCTAGTAAAATATTGTAGAGCGGGTGGTAAAATACTTAAAGGTCTACAAACTCGTAGACTAGATGAACGTGCACTCTTTGAAGGTAAATAATGCCATTAAGTAAACTTATATTTAAACCAGGTATCAACAAAGACCAAACTGATTATGCGTCAGAGGGGGGTTGGTATTACATGGACAAAGTTCGCTTTCGTTCAGGCTTTCCTGAAAAATATGGTGGCTGGACTGTTAAGACATTTGATCAATACGTAGGTTCTGCACGTAGTATATTTACGTGGGCTACGACTGATGGAAGTCGTCTTGTTGCTGTAGGCACCAATCAAAAAATCTATGTTAATTCAGGTACTAACCTTTATGACATTACACCACTTCGTGTTACCTATACACATGCATCAGTCCCCTCATCAGATAATTGCTTTAAGACAACATCAGGTTCTAAGCTCGTTGAAATTTTAAATATTACTGCGGGTATTTTAGATGGTGAATGGGTGACATTTAGCGGTGTAACTACTGCAGTAGGCGGTGTCCCTGCAGCTAACTTTAATAAAGAATTCCAAATATCAGTCGTAGGCGGTACACCCTATATTACTGTAGCTACCACTGCTTCATCAAATGCCACATCAACCGGTAATACAAACATTACGGCGGCTTTCCAAATTAACATCGGTAACTCTATTACGACACTAGGTTATGGCTGGGGTGCAGGTGTTTGGTCTCGCGGTGCTTGGGGTTCAGGTTCTACTATTCCTCTTTATTTCTATCCAAGATTAGAGTTCTTCGATAATAACTTTAATGACTTAGTGTTTAATATTTTTGGCAGTGACTTTTATTATTGGTCTTATGACGCTACATTTACAACCCGTGCAGTTAAACTATCCTCATTAGCAGGTGCTGTCGCAGTCCCACAACAAGTTAACGTATCTCTCTTTGCAGCATCAGGCCACTACGTAGCACTGGGTTGTACTAATTATGATGCTAACGCAGCAGCACCTAATTACTTAGGTACTTACGATCCACTACTTATTCGCTGGGCAAACGTTGACCCTGACCAAGGACCACAACCTGAAATCTGGCAACCTACACTTACTAATACAGCAGGATTCTTAAGGCTACAATCAGGTTCACGTATTATAGCAGCGCTTAATTCACGTCAAGAAATGTTGATATGGACGGATACTGCGTTAACTTCTATGCAATACTTAGGTACACAAGAAGTCTTTGGTTTGCAAGAACTATCTCATAATATATCAATACTTGGTCCTAACACAGCCATTGGTATTAATAACGTAGTCTACTGGATGGGGCGTGATAAGTTCTTCACATACTCAGGTCGTGTAGATGCATTACCTTGTACACTACGTCAATATATATTTGGTGACATCAACTATCAACAAGCTCAAATCTTTTTTGCAGGTACTAACAACGAGTACAATGAAATTATTTGGTTCTATTGTTCACAAAATTCTAATGAAATTGATCGCTACGTGGTATATAACTATAACGAAAATATTTGGTACTACGGCAACTTAGAAAGAACCGCTTGGCAAGATGCAGGTGACTTTGCTAAACCATTAGCTTTTGATAATGGCTGGGTATACTACCATGAAGATGGTCCTAACGATGGCCAACCACTAGATGCAGCACCATTACCTATTTACTCTTATATACAGTCTGCAGATATTGACATTGATGACGGCGATAAATACATGCTACTACGTCGTATTATTCCTGATGTTAATTTTGGCAGTTCTCAAACAGTTAATCCTGTGACCGGGGCTACCATAGTTCCGCAAGCTACTATTACTGTGGGTGTTCGTAACTTCCCAGGTGCAGCTTCATCAACTACAAATGCAGAGGGTGTTGTAACGGCAGCTAATGTGGTAACATCAAGTGCTACAATAGATCAATATACAAACCAAGTATTTATTAGAGCACGTGGTCGTCAAATGAACTTTAGAATAGAATCAGCGGGTGTGGGTACTCAATGGCAATTAGGTATGCCACGTATAGATGCAAGACCAGACGGTAAGAGGAACTAATATGGCAACTTATATAGACATAGTTAAATCTCCAGCATTAGCAATTTCACCTATTAATTTTTCTCAACAACATTTTGATTTACTTAATCAACAACTTCGTGTTTACTTTAATACTTTAGACAATGCAAATGCACAAACAGTAAATGCAGTTAATAACTTAAATGTAATGAGTTGGTTAGATACAGGAAGCTTCTAAATGGCATTTCAAAATATAACAGGGTTACAACTAGGTCAAGCTGCGATGACAACATCATACGCTACGATTTATACAACTCCCTCAGCTCCAGCTACAAGAACTTATGTTAAAGACATCACGATTGTAAACACAGGGTCTTCATCAGTTAGTGTTTATGTTAACTTAGTACCTAGTGGTGGTACAGCTGGAACTTCTAATGCTATTTTTTATGGCAATGCATTACCTGGTAATACAACTGTTCAGTGGACAGGCAGTCAGATTATGAGTGCTGGAGGTACAATTCAAGTTAAAGCATCAGCTACAGGATGTACTATTACAGTTACTGGTGGAGAGGCTACTTAATGAGTATTCAATATTTTCCACCTATTGCTGGCTCTACTAGTTCTGTTGCTTCAGCGCCTTGGGAAATACAAGTTGCTCGTGGTCTAGTTTCTGGCGCTAGTCAACTTAATATTTTTGCTTATTCGGATACTGTTAAAACCACTTTTTATACTTTGTGGGAACTAACTGGCACTACGCAATACGCATTTCCTGCATCTGCGGTAACAATGACTCTTGTTAGTACTTCTGCCTCTGATAATACAAGAGCAACAATTCTTGTTAGCGGTCTTAATTCAACTTGGGATGCTATAACAGAAACAGTAACGCTAAATGGCGTAACAGGCGTAACTACTACTAATCAGTTTCTTCGTATTAACAGCATGATTATGACCAGCACGGGAACGGGGCAAACCACCAATGTAGGCACAATTACAGCAAAAAATGGTGGTATTACCTACTCTCAAATTAACATAGGGGTAGGTAGGTCTCAAGCTGGGGTATATTCAGTACCTAATGGTTATACCATGTATCTTACTTCAATTAATGCTTTTAACGGTGACGCTGCGGCAGGTAATGCAATTAATTATCAAGTAAAAAGCACTAATAATGCGCAAACTAATCCAGTAACATTAACTGTATTACAAACAGCTTGGGATCAAAGATACCAAGTAATAAGAA